GCTTCGGCATAAAGTCATTCTTCATCACGCCGCCGTCTTCCGGCTTACATCCACACGGACACGTACAGCGATCCATATGCGGCGCGTTGATTACGTGGCAGCGAGGGCACTCCCATGCGTTAGCCATTAGCAGAACCTCCCGGTGATAATGCGCTTGATGACGCTGAACAGAGCTTTAAGTGTGCTCACTTCCTCTCCTTCTCCAACGGGCAGGGCGTCCCTGAATTTTGACTGGGTTCGACAGGCTTCTGCTTCTTCGGATGCGCCTTGCGCCACAGCGCCTTCGCCTTCGCTATCGTGGCCGGAAGCTCAATGACGTTGACGACGATTGTCGTCCCCGCCGCCCATTGTGACAGCGTGATTGCATGGGCCGGAAGCGCAAGGACGAGCAGGAGCGCGAGACGTTTCATTCCCCGCTCCCCGGCTCGTAACCGCCAATCCCGCGAACAAGGCCCGCGACAACGACAAACGCGCACACCGCAACCACGACTACCGTAATCATTGAATCAGCATCCACCAGTTCTGCGCGATCAGCAGGATAGCGCCAACGACCAGCGCAACGCCGAGGACGAAGCCGAGCGCAGTACAGGCCGTCTTCATCGCACACCCCTAAATGCAAGAGCGATGAACGTCAATGCGATCAGGAAAAGGAAGACGCGGGAGGGATTAGTCATTCTGCGCCCCTGTGTGCATACGAAGAAGCAGCCTGACGAGTTCCGAGAATGACATCTTCCCGGCTTTCGCTGCTTTCGTTGCTGCGCGATGCAACGATGGTTCCATACGAACCATCACCTGTTTCAGTGCCATGCCTGAATTGTATATCGCGCTATCGCCCGATGCAAGCGAAAAGTTACGGATGGTAGGAGAGACTTTGCAGCGTAAAAGTAGCCGTCCCCTGCGTCAACTGCAGCCCGTGGGCGTAGTAGTCGCCGCCGCCGAATACCACGGCGAGGCCTTCGACCTGTGCGAGCGTTGCGGCAAACGCCGCTGTATTCGCCGCGCTTGCCGCGTCACTGCCGCTATCCGGCGTCAACCACAGACCTGCGCCGGGAACCAGCGGCACGGAAAACGTAATCGTGCCGTTTGTCGGAATCGCGGCGACCGACTGCCCCACTTGTGTTGGCGTCTGTCCGATCACAACCGAGGGGATCGAATACCAGCGATATAAGCTGTCATTGTAATCGGTTGGCGGGACGCCGCTGATGTACAGCCGCACGGCGGGGGCCGCGAGTCCGGTATTCGATGGCTGATCGAAGTAATTGAGCAGCGCGTCAGGACTTGCCGTAAATGAGAACGTGGCGCTCAGTACGCCGCCCACCGGGAGCGTAATGTAATAGAAGCTCGGAGGGCAAGCAGGTTGCCACGGGCGTCCGCACAGGTCGGGATCGAAACTGTCGTTAATTCCGCCAACGGTGTCCCATAGATACGATGCGCTGTCCTGCCCAAGCTGAGACGAAGGGAACGTCAGCGCCAGATACGAATTAGCCGTCAGATTCAGCAGACCGTCATCGAGCGGACGATAATCATTGCCGTTCGCTATCGACTGCCCGCCCGTTACCGGGATCATGCTGATACTCACGCCGTCGTTATCGTTCATCGTCAGACCCCACCCGGTAAGGCCGGGAGTGATCGTCGTTGTCTTGTATAGGCAAGTGCACTTCGGCGTACCTCCGGGGATAGCCGTGTTAGCGCACGTCCCGAGGTTCGTGCTGCCCGTCAGCGTGCAAGCTCCGCCGCTGTTGCAGAGCGTCCCACCGGGACGACTCGTGCACGTCTGCCCGTAGAGCGAAGCCGCGAATAACAGAGCGAGGATGAGTTTCATTTTTTCTCCTGTGTCGATGCGGCGCAATAGAGCGCATCTTTGTCACGTGCCAATTGATCGTCTCCGCACGCCACTTTAATAAGCTCCTGCGCGTGCGTCATGGCGTCCTGCGCGACCTTCGCGGCTTTCGTTGCCGCCTCCTGCGCGTCACGATAATCCGACATCGCCATCAGGAGCTTGACTTGCGTTTGCGCGTCGATGTCTTTCGTCTTGGGAGTTTGCGCGTATAGCGCGGAAGCGAGCGACAAAATCAAGAGCGTTTTCCTGTAAAGATTCATTCGATGTTCTCCAGAATGGTTAAAGTTTCAGAGATTTGGCGCGGCTAATACGCCATTGCCAGAAAGTTGATCGTATCGCCTGCAGTAGTTGAGCCGGTGATCGTACAGGTCGTCGCGCTAGATCCCGATTGAGAAATCAGATTTGCCGGGGTCGTGAGATCATATGCCGCGCAGGTCCAGCCGTGCGGCGCCGTCAACCCGGTCGCTCCATTCATCGTGATCGTCGCCGTGCAAGTGCCGCTCACCCCGGCGACGAATGTCCCCGCCGTGGCCCCGCCAACCGTAGATGCCGCAGAGCAGCCGGATACAGTGAACTTGGTGCCGATGCTGAAATATCCCGGAGATTGAACTTCGACGGAGGAACCTTGCAGAATCATGGTCCCGCCCGACGAGCTTCCGGGTACACCGACATATACAGGTCCACTCGTCGGGCGTAATACTAAAACTCCGGAAGGTGCAAAGTCGAAGTCCCCAGGCGAGCTAAAAATCGCTCCTTGGCCGATAACGTTTGACCCATTCAGCCCGATTGTCAGCGGAATATAATCCACGATGGAACCAGCGGCGGACCCAGGCCGTGTTGTGTGAAATTCTAACTGCGGGTATGGATATGGCGTCGTTGAAACCGATTGCGCCGTCGTCCGAAACGCCCAGCTTGTCGGAACAGATTGGTAAACTGTGGACGGGTTCAGTGCCGCGCCCAGGCTTCCATCCGCCAGTGTGTCGGTATAAGAAGTCGTCGTATTATCGGGGATGGTCGCAACAAGGTAATACGTGGACGAGGGAGAAGCATTTGCCAGTGTCCGATAAATTTTCCGCCCTGTGATGTAGTCAGAAGTCTGTAAATTCCATTGTGTGGTGATCGAAGTGAGGTTTATCGTCCCGTTGCCCGATGTGCAGGTCTGCGGGCTAGATGTATAGTTCGCCCCTGTTTCTCCGCTCACACCGTTGATGGTATAGGTAAAAGTCACTTTGTAATAATGCTGCCCCGTGGTTATATTCCCCCCCGAAGTGCAGGCGTTGGCGGTAGCAAACGAACCCGGAGACATCGGAACGTACGACTGCGCCCACATCCGGTATGCTGGCGAGTCCTGCGATGGAATTCCGGAAGTCGCGGCAGTGTTGTTTTCGGCGATGAAAAGATCGGTCATCGTCGTTCCAATCGAATTCATAATCCCCGTCAGCGTCACACCGTTCGCCACGGTCAGCGCCGATCCCGCCGTATCTATCAGGTCGCTGGAGCAGGCGGCGGCAGGCGTCGAATTGTAAAAGATAGCCTGCCCGGACGTGCAGGAGGGGAGTAGTGCAGTTGTCGCCAGCGTCCCGCTCGTCGGGAAAGTCACGTTCGTGTTCCCGTTCAGCGTCCCGTTGAATGTATACGCACCGCTGAACGTCACATTGCCGCCGACCGTGATCGTCGATGTGCCGTTGTTGACCCCGGTGCCGCCGTTAGCGCCGCTTACCTGTCCGGTGAGCCCACTGGCCGGGACCGCCGTCGCGGTAATCGATCCTGAGCCAGCCGCAGCCAGCGAAGCTCCGCTGCCAACCGTCATTGCCGCCGTAGTGTTCGTGCCGGAAGTGATCGCAGTAAACGAAGGTGTACCGCTGCCGCCAGCTTGCACTAGCCAGTTCGTACCGTCGCTCGTAATCGTCGCCCCTGCGGGTCCGGTGATCGTAAGCGTCGTAGCAGATGCGCCGGAAGCGCCGTAAAAATTGCTGGTCGTTGTAGTAATCGTGAGCGTTCCGCTCGAAACATTGACCTGCGTAGCCCATCCCGATGCAAACCCCGCACTCCCCGCCTGGGCCAATGTCCACGACGCTGTGGTGTTAGTCGTAAGAGCTTTGCCGCAGTCTCCCGTCAGGATCGCATACGAACCATTGTGAGCCGTCACCGTTACCGATTCGGCAATCGTTCCGCTCGTTGTAATCGTTCCGCCAGACAGGCCGCATCCGGCAGTAATACTGGTGATCGTGCCGGAACTGACAAGTGAAGCCGCATAGGGACTCGGCAAAGGCGTTTGCGCCATCACACAAGCAGAAAAGATCAGGGCGATTATAAATACTTTCATGGATTATTGCTCCGTCCAGGTGATTGTGATAGTGCAAGTCCCACTGGTTGTAATCGTGAAGTTGTTTGTCGATCCGCCATTACCCGGAGGAAGACGTATTCCCATTAGACTAATCAGGAAAGTCGCGCCGGCTGGAATGGTGTAAACCGGTCCTGTCGTTCCTGCCCCAACATTCGACCCCGAGAATGCAACCGCAACATTAGACGCTGCCGCTGTAGGAGGGATAGGCGTCACGGTTGCCGCCGTTGTACTGGCGGCAGTGCCATTCCAGGAAAGCGTAGCCGTCTGAGCCGCAGCACAATATACCGATGCAGCCTTTTCGGTGCTACCCGGCCCCACGCCAAGGGTGACGGCCTTGGCATTTGTCGCTGGCTGCTGGATGGTCAATGTAGTCGTGGCCGCTTGCGCGACGTAACTATTTTGAGCAAATGCTACGCTCGCAAGCATTATGAAAAGAACTGCCGAGTAGATTACCTTCATTGTTTCACCTCGAACGATATTATCTATTGTGCCAGCATAAACCCGGCACGTCCATTCCCTTGCCCAATGGTCCCACCTGATGATGCGGTAATAATGTTTGAAGATGGAGCTACCCAACCATCCGCCAAGCCAGAATAGCTGAGTGTCCTTGCACCTGCTGTTTCTGCACTGATTGTAAATCCAAAACTGGACGCGCCAATACTTGCTGGAATAGTTAATGAACCATAGCTACATAATCCGCCAACCTGACAAATCGTATCGCTCGAAACAGTGCTCGTGATTGTGATTGGGTCCACCCAAGTCGCGCCCGTTCCGGCGATAGTGGCAGTAAACGGCGAAGATGCAGTCCCAACGATAGAGGACGATGGCCCGCTTATGGAAAAGCTGGAGCCGTTAATAACCCCGCTAAACAGCGGGGCTTGCCGATTGGTTATCTTCCCATATCCCGGTTGACCAATTGATGTTGCGGCGCAAGGATGAACACCATCAATAGTGTCATTACTGCCAGTGCAGGAAGATAACGTGTTGATCCAATCCGGCCCGCCCGAAGTCAATGCCTGCGTATGGATAAAAGTAGTGTTCGCATTAGCCGCCGCTGCCACTCCCGCCGCGATTGCTCCGTTGTACAGAGCAGCACAGTCGGTAGAACTCAGACCACTACAAACCGTGGAATTGTTCATCGTATTCGGATAAATTCCGGCGACAAACAATTTGGAAGGTGGATGGGCATTAGCCATGATGTTTGTAACAGCTGTTTGCACCGCAGCCCGTTCGTTGGCGAGACTTGTTCCGGCGTTAATGTCATTCGGGTCAGGCTCAAGCCATCCAATAAGCGGACTTCCCCCACCCGCCAGAACCATAGAGGTGGGGCACCCATCACGCAGTGTCGTGTACATCGTCTGCCCCGAATATGATCTACCTTGCGTCGTTGTGCCGATTACCGTTTTCAGTAATCCCCAATTGTTCTGATCGGCGTTTGCCGTCGATGAGCCTCCACCAGTTAAGTCAACAATGGACGCCCCGCAGGCCGTTATAACGGGCCGCAAGGATGGTAGGGCCGTAAAAACTGCACCCGGAATGCGTATTGCTTGAAAATCGGCATTCGAGAACGGTGCGCCTGTACCGCTCTGCACAAGGCTGAATGTGTGTGCGCCCGTATCCAACCCATTAAATATAATTTCCTGGTACGAGGCATACGAGCCACCGGGGACAACGCGGGAATTCAGCACTCCGTCGATGTATAAACTGACTGCCGTATTGGCCGAAAGAATCCACAAAGCAATCGTTCCAGCACTGCTGGTTACGGCAAAGTCAATGGAGCCAGTCGGAGAATTGAACTGTGCAGTGTTTGGATACCCGTTCCCATCCGTGCTGATAAGCGGACTCCCTTGGAATTGGAAATCCCCGGTCCAGTGAGAATCTCCAACGGGGTAGTACCCGCTCCCATTCGTCGCCGTGGCGTTACTGCTGCTGGCATTGCCCGTACTCCCCGAAATGGCACAGGTAGGACTTGAACTCAATGCGATTGCGGGAGTATCAAAAGCATACGCAGGCGCTACCGAAACAACCGTAATAGTGGAGCCTGATCCGTTTATCGTGGCCGATGCCGCCGGCCCATTAAACTGAGCCGCCGCGCCCCCACTAAAAGTAAAGCAATTGGCCGTTGAGCCTGACATCGAATTGCCATTCATGGTAATAGTAAAACTGCGGCCATCAACACCAACGACAGCAGAGGAAATCATCAATGCCGCGAACACAGGAGAAGCAATCAGTATGAGTAAAAACCTCATTGGACAGCCACCAACGGATACGCATTATTTCCATTCAGCGCCGTCCTTGTGCCAATCGTGGACGGACATAAAAGCGTTGATGTCCCCGTCGATAAATTCGATCCGGTTGGACCGCGAGCGACGACGTAACTAGATGAAGTCAGCCCATAATTAGCGACTGTCGCCGCCCATACGTCCAGATTCCCGGCAGCATAAATCTCCGCCGCTGTGCTTTCACTGGTCAATCCGAGCAAATACATACCAGCAGAGAGTGTCAAAGACGTAAACGTAATCGTCGCAATCCCGACGTTCCCCGGCGTCACAACAGTTGACCCCTGCCCATTGGAAAGTAAATTTCCAGCAAGGCTGTAAAAACAAGCCGTCATATGGCCGCCCGAAACATCCGACAGAAAGTTCAAATCAGAAACCGTAATCCCCGGCGAAGGGATAAGAATGGGGGAATAAATCATTTGATTGGCGACAGTGGACAATTGTTGGCCATTGCCGCCATTCAAACCACCATTCGGGGTCCATCCAGTCGCAACAATTGCCGACCCACCACCGCCCGCAGCCGCCCATGTTCCGTCAGCCCGAAGAAAGTTCGTTGTCCCGCCACCAGACGCTGGAACGGTCCCTCCGGTAGAAGATGTGAATAATGGAGCATTGACCGCTAAACCATTGGTCGAAGGAGTGATTGTCAGATTCGTCCCTGCCGTGATGGGAATATTCATTTGCCATCCACCAGTCGTAGGGACAAAAGTGGCAATCTGGAACTGTTGCAAGGTGACGTTCGAGCTTCCACCGTTTATGGTTAATCCATTCCTCGCAATCGTCAAAGCGGAGGAATTAACATTCTGGATCGAAATTACACAACCAGCCGGAAGACTCCCAAGGGAACTAGGAAGCGTTGCCGTTAAACTGCTTCCGCTGAACGTCGTAAAATTGCCACACGCACTACTCCCTTGCGTTGTCCATGATCCGGTTGTGGATACCGTATCATTTGCAGTCTGCACAATTACACTGGAGGGCGTCAGGGCAACGGGGGTATTGGAAGAATTGTACCCGATGAATTGCCCAAAGGTACCGGAAGGCAGGGAGCCGCCAGAAGGTGCCGCCCATGTACCATCTGCCCGAAGGAAATTAGTCGTTCCCCCACCAGACGCGCCAACAATACCAGATTGAGAAGTTCCGAATGTCGGCAGATAGGAACTTCCAATAACATTCCCATGCCAAGTTACTCCGCCTCCAAGAACGCCAGTCTGCGAAAGCGTCATGACCGTTGATAATCCTGTACAGTTAGTTGTCCCAGACACGGAACCGAACTGGAAATTTAACAGCCCCGCGTTACCGTTATTCACGCGAAAACAGTTTCCGCCACTGCCACCACTGCCGAAATCAACCCACGATTGATACCCGGCGCTTTGTGGCAACAATTCAACCTGCCCGTGCGAAAGTTGCGGGAAGATCGAAAGCACACCATTTTGACCATTCCACAGTCCGAATTGTGACCCCTTCGACCCGTTGTAAATGGAATAAACCGTACCTTGCACGAGATTAGGAGTCGTAGCACCAACCGGGCCGCTAATGCCAAGCGGCGCATTTACCGGGCCGCTCAGATTTGATGCAGCCGCCACGGATTCACTGGCACTCAACCATTCGCCATACGCGCCCCATGCGGAGTTATCGGCTATTTCCCAAAACACGGTTTTGCTGGTCAGTGTCGCAACAAGCGGATCGGTACAAGTCATTACCTGTCCATCCGGCCATTGCACGCTAACAGCAGTTCCAGATACCCAAACAAAAATCTGATACTGCGTGCCGATAGCGAGCGTGGAGAGAAACGTAATGTCATTCAACGAGGCATTACCCCCGGAGCACGTTTGTGGAGGGTTGAAACCGCCGCCGCCGGAACGAAGCGTAATGGCCCCGGCAACATTCGTCCAAGTGACATGGATTAAATTATTCAGCGTGTTGCTGCTATCGGTCATTGCGATGGCGAAAGGCACGCTATTCGGGCAAGCACCTGTACAATTCGTATTTGTCACGTACTCAAAAGTGCCGCCGAATTCATACGGTTGTCCAATCGTGGTCGCATAAGCATAAAACGATTGTCCGCTAAGACTTCCGGGGTTGAGATAATCAGCTACAAGCGCGTGGCTGTAAATCCCCGCCGTTGCCGACGCGCCGCCACTGACTTGCCATGACGGGCCGGGATTGTTCGCACAGGAGGTTATTACCTCATTCGCGCAGGCGCTAAAATTCGACTGCATAATCACACTGCCATCGACGTTTAGCCCTTGCCCGCTCAGATTCCCATTCGCATCAGTCTCCACCAGCGAACTCGCCGCCCCGCTTTGGGTTACACTGATCGGCGTGCCGAATCCACCCGAACCATTGGAAGTAAGAGCTTGACCGGATGTTCCATTCGTAGACACCAAATAATTAAGCGGAGGAATATCGGCGGCGACTATAGACCGAAAGGAAGGAACTCCAGACGATCCATTCGGTGACGCGAAGAATGTGTTAGCGGATTGAGAATTAAACGTCGCCGTTAAAGTCCCGCTCCCAGTAATAGGAGAGTTACTAACCGTGAAAATACTCGGCATGGACAATCCAACGCTGGTCACGCTGCCGAGCGGAGCCGCCCATGTTCCGTCAGCCCGAAGATAATTAGAAGTCCCGCCACCAGAAGCGGGAACTGCGCCCGCCGTAGAGGAACTGAAAATCGGCAATCTCGCAACGGGAAGCGTGCCGCTGGTGATATTGGCCGCATTCGTCGTATCAGTCGTTGCCGACGGTGCAAACGTCACAGGCGTACCAAATCCGCCCGCCCCATCACTGGTTAGCCCTTGCCCCGCCGTACCGTTTGGCGTTAATGCGTTATCAGTCCAGGTAACAAGCCCGCCAATGGTAGCCAGCAGACTCCCATTAAGGGGAGAGGGGATTAACTGCGACACCGTAAACGGAGTGGCTGTATTGGGTGGCATTGCATTTGGCGCACATGCCTGAGTAAAAGGAATCGTCGTATAGAAAGTTGCCGCGACTCCAGAAGCCGTCGCCGTCGCCGGCAAACTCAGCGTGATCGTAGTTCCGCTTACCGCTGCGATAATTGCATTAGAGGGGATGCCCGCCGCCGATATCAATTGCCCAACAGCAAGCCCAAGTGCGCTGGCTACCGTTGCGGAAGTCGAACTGCTTGTCGTTGTAACCGTCGTTGTAACCGGAAGAGTGACGGTAGGGACAATACAAGTCCAAGTGTCACTATTGGCAAAGGTTACAAGATACGACGTTAGATTCGGCGTGCTGGTGTCATTTGGCACCAAAGAAAACGCCTGAATCGCGCCTCCCTGCACCACTACTGTCCGCTTCGTCCCGGTGATCGCCCATCCCGTATTTGTCTTGGCCTGCGATTGAACGGTGAAACTGCCGCTATACGGGTTCCCGAATGGGTCATAGACCGGACCAACAATTGTGGTCGTATCGACCTGAGCAAATGCACTTGTAGCGATGAGAAAGGCAAATAAGGCTTTCATAGATTTATGCGAGTTGGAAAGTGTATTGAACTCCCTGCGGACGCGGCACGATCATGTCATTCAAAACTGCCCACTGAAGTGCTGGAGATAAAGAGGCTTCGATTTCAACCGTTGCCGTCATCACGGCAGACTGATCGTTTACTCCATTGTCAGTAATCAGAACATTACCGCCAAGAATCTGAGACAGGCCACCCGAATTGGGAGGTGATCCGGTTGAATATGGCGTGATCGAATCAATCTGTCCATTCCAGTGATTTTTGAACACATTGCACTGAAGCAAGATTCGATAGTCATTGTCGGAAAGTAAGGAATCCCCGGCAGCAGTAAAGACGGCTTCCACGTTCACCAGTAACCCCGTTCCGGTTGCCGGGAAACGAGCCGTAGTGGTCACGTTTAACTGTGGATACCAACCAAAGCCAGCCGTCGCCGGCGGAGTACCGAAACTCAACTGGGCATTGACGCTACCACCCGAAACGCTTAAAACCTGTCCGATCATTCCGGTCCAGCCGCCAAGAGGTTGATATTGGTCGATCAAAATGTAATCGCCAACACTATATCCGCTTCCACCGTTAGATGGTCCAGCCAACGCGCCAATATAGTAATTGTCCTGAAATGGCAACAGGCGCGGAATCCCAATGATCGAGCCTAGAATGTCCAACTGCGACCCGACTGCCGTATTCAGGTCAAATGCTGAAAGCATGGCCTCGGCACACGCCGCCGCATCCTGATACAGTTTCAGGTTTGCCGCCAGCCATGCCAGCATATTTGCCGCCCCCTGATACTCGCTGGTAATCAGCGATTCGTAATAGGACAGCGGTTTCAGGAAGGGCGTAATCGAAGTGGACATGATTTAAGTCAGAATCAACGTCACGTTGTATGGGTTCCCGAGTGCCGTGAAATTATAGGGCAGACTGAGCGATAAGTTCGTCGCTACCGGGCTATAAAATACCGCTTGAGTAACAGAGGTTAGAAGCGGCTGATTGAGATTCAGCGTTGTCGATCCAGTCAACGAAGAAACGAACGTACCAGTGAACTGCCCCGCCGAACCATTCCCCGCCCCGGCAATCGCTACTGGTGGTTGAAGATACGGAACGTCACTCACAAACTGACCGGGACCAAACGGACTAAATGTAATCGTTTCGCTGGTGATCGCCCCGTAAATTTGATTAGACAACTGAACCGTGTTTGACCCAAGACCCGTTATGAATGTCTGCGGCGCAATATTGACATTCGCGGGCCATGTGCCATCGCAAACATAATCCCCAAGCGAAAGCCCCGTTGTCGAAGTGGTCGTGGTCAGTACCGAGGAACCAGCCGCCGCCGATGCCGTTCGCGTCGTTTGCGGATTGCTGGCGACAACAAGTGCCGATGAGCCGCCCGTCCCGGTTGCCGCATACAGAAACGGTGAAGACCCAATCGGGGTATAAATCGTCATCCCCGTGATGGCAAAGGCAGGAGCCGTCTGCAATGGCTGAACACTGACCGCCGCATAGTACAATTCGCTGTATAGAATGGATTGCCCAATGCCTAGGGAATTCAGGTAATCGGAAATTGCCGCCTGTATCTGTACTCCAAGGGCAGTACTCCACCCGGTCAATCTGGTGATCTTTACAACCACCACAATCGGGGTATACTGGAGCAACCCGAAATTAATCGTCTGCGTCAGACCGCCATTCGCCCCGGTAGGAGATGCCACCGTTTCGGAAATCTGCCCCGCCGCCGGCGTCAATACGGGCCATGCCGTGTAACAACCAATCCCTTTGTTGCTGTAGATAGTTTGTGCAATCGTAGTCAGTTCAGCGGAAGTAGGTGTACCCGCTGGCATTTCGGATGTCTCAACAACGCACGTCAGGGAATTAGCTGGCCTTCCCGCTGAATCAGTTGAGCCGAAAATTACTGCCCCGCTGACCGATCCAGTACTGGCCTGCGACATTGTGACCGTAAGCCCGCTGATGCTGGAAATGTACGTTCCCGATGGGATATTCGTCCCGGTGATCGACATGCCGCTACGCAGCCCGAAAACCGACGCAACCGTGAGACTTACGGACGCGCCGGATGTTGTTCCCGTAGTGGCAATCGGTGACTGATAATTCTCAAAAACCTGAGATCGAGTCACAAAATCTAAAGCCGCAAGAGAGGCGGCAGTTCCGCCAAGTAATGACAAAGACGGCAACGCCTGAGCCACCAGCAACCTTGCCCGGTAGGACGAATCCGCTTCCGCCTCAGAACCCGCCGTAGCGGCGTTAGCGTTCGTTACAGCCGTCCAGCCAGAGGTAGGGGTGGCAATGTTCGAGATCACGCCAGCAGCGGCTGTAATAGCCCCCTGTGCCTGCGCTGTGGCCGTTACAGTCGTTCCCCCGGTAACAATCGTGACCGATGAAGGCAGCGACCAGAGATTGCCTGAAACATCCTGCACCACGCCGTTCGTTACAACCGTCCCATTGGTCCCGGTTAGCGTCACTTGAGCCGAAGAAAAACCAGCGGGCTTCCGCGCCGTCCCGATCAGTTCGCCAACCAAATCCAGTGACGTACCGATAGCCGTCAGAGGGTTTAATGCCCCCATGACGATCTGGAGCGCGTTCTGGTAGTCGTATGCCTGAAGTGCTCTCGTTGCAATATCCTGAAAATCCGGCGAATCCGCCCCAAGGTAACAGGACGGCCCGTAAATGTTCATATACGCCTGAATCAGATAATTCAGAATGTCGTTGTATTGCGACAGTGAAAGGCCAGAGGATGTAATCGTCGGAGGAGTGTACGCCATAGATTTAGACTGTCGCCTGAATTCCAGGTAAAGGTTGGTTCAACGTGATCGTTCCGTAAACAGTTTGAACATCACAGGAAAATGAATAGCTGCGGTTTGCGCCTGCATACGTCACCACCAGATTGCTCAAGCCTGTAACGTATGGCGTGCCGAGAATGCGCTGGCGAAGAATCAACGCGACCCCATCATTCGTATTCGGTACTCCAAGAATACTTTGGAACAACGGCGTCCCTGTCTGAAGATTAAGGAACCATTCACCCTGAAGCAATAATAGCCGCGTTTGAATCGCCTGTGCTACTGCATTGATTCCAGAAAGGAAATTCGATAGCCCCTGCCCGCGCAAAGGATCGCCGCCCGCTGATGTAAACGTAACTGAAGTACCGCTGGAGATCGTGGTCGTGGTCGTAAAAGGCGCAATACTCACAACCGTTCCGCTCACCGAGGCCACCGGCGTACCGGACGGTATTCCAGGCACGGAAACGATTTGTCCTTGCGTAAGGCCATTCCCGATAAAGGTCACCGTACTGGAACTGAGCAATTCAGCGACCGGCTGCGACAAAGTTATGGTGATCGTACTGCCGGAAATACTGAACGCCGCCGCAATTGTTCCAGTGGCTATCCCTGCCCCATTGACCGACATTCCAACAACTGCCGTCCCCGCCTCGAATACCGTGGCTTGCGGGCCGGAAAGCGATGAAGCAGGAATCGTCATCGTATACGCTGCGAACGTCACATAGATGCCGCCAACTGCGGAAATCACAGGCTGCGACAATGTGACCGTATCGCCCGCTACCGAAACCACCAGCGTATTCGGCTGAATCGCAGGATTCGTGAAAGTAAGATTTTCCGAACTGATCGCGGAAGTCGTTGGCAACGATACGGTTACGTTCGTCCCCGAAATGGATACTACCTGAGTAGTCGATTGAATCCCATGCCCTGAGACAATTTGACCTGTCAGTAAATTTGAAGCGGAACCAACGGCAATCACACTAGACCCAAGACTCGCCGTGCCTGTGGTTGAAACCACCGAAGTAACCAACTGACCGGCAGCGATATTGCTGGAAGATGAAACCGTCATCGTTGTCGATCCAGCTAGTACCGTTCCGTATGTCGATGCGTAATTGGCCGTTGCTGAACCACTGACCGCCGCCGCCACAGTGAAGCTGCTTGCGCCACTGGCAACATTAGACGCAATCGTTGTGGTCAGTGTCGATGGGGACGAAAGTTGCCGATATGTAAAAACAGGGAGTGACATGATTATGCTGGAGGCCCGGTTTGCGATCCACCCGACTGAACACCGCTGTGCCGATGCGTCTTGATAACGACTCCATCAACCGTTGCGTGGCCGAT